GACATGGACGAGCTGGGCGGGTTCCTCGCTCAGTACAACCAGCACAGCTCGATTGTCTTGCCGAACGGGTGGGAGGTCGATCTCCTGGAGACGGCCCGCCGCGGCAGTGACGAGTACCAGCAGATCATCGACTACATCGACAAGATGATCCGGATGGCGGCCCTGGTGCCGTCGCTGACCACCGAGGAGGGCCAGCGCGGGGCCTACTCCCTGGGCGCCCAGCACGCCGAGAACTTCCGGCTCGTGCTCGAGGAGGTCGGCGAGGACCTGACCGACGTCATCAACGACCAGCTCATCCGCATGCTGGTCCGCTGGAACTTCGGCGACGACCGCGCGCCCCGCTTCACGCTCAACCCGTTCCCCGATGTGGACCTCGAGGCCGTGGCCAAGACCATGGCCCTGCTGGTCGAGAAGGGCGTCGTGCCCGCGGACGATCCGTTCGTCCGGTCCTCGCTGGGCCTGCCGGAGCTTGCCGAGGGCACACCGGTCAAGCAGGCGAAGCCCGGTGAGGGCGCAGATCACGCCGCCCCCTCTGGCCTGTCTCCTCTGCGCCATGCCTCGAAGGCGAATTTCACGGAGTACGTGGAGCGCCTGGATAGCTTGGAGGCGGAGGCTGTCCAGGTCGCCGCCGGCATCACCCGGGGCTGGCTGGACCATGCCCGCACCTGGGTCCGGAAGAAGGGGCTTGTCGAGAGCCGCGACGTCACTGTCCTCGACAAGCTCGCCTTCGGTGGCGTCGGAGACCTCCGCGCGGCCCTGACGCGGCTCCTGGGGCACAGCGTTCACCAGGGGGTCTCCGACGCCCAGGACGAGATCGTGGCTGGCTTGGCCGCCAGCGGTGGCGGCGAGCTGCCGGATCTGGGCGAGCGCCAGGGCAACAGTCTGTTCGCCGAGGGGGACCTCGAGTCGTTCGCCGACTTCGCGGCCGTCTCCGACGTCGAGGAGTTCTGGCGGGGGAAGGTGCCGATTCAGCGCGACCTGCTCAAGGCCTACAACCGGCGGGCGTTCACCATCTCCGGCGTACATCGGGACCGGCTGCTGCGGGAGTCGAAGGACCTGATCGAGCGGGCCATCACCCGCGGCGGGAGCTACCGCGAGATCGAACAGGGGTTGGCCGACTTGTTCAACCCCTACCTGGAGATCCAGGGCGCGGTGGACCCCGGCCTTGCCGCCCCCTACCGCATCCAGACCATCGTCCGCACGAACCTGTCGGAGGCCTACAACACCGGCCGGATGAACCTCTACCGACATCCGGAGGTCGAGGGGTTCGTCGAGGCCTACGAGTACAGCGCGGTGATGGACGACCGTGTGACCGACTTCTGCGCCTCATGGCACGGCCGCGTGGTGCGCGCGTCCGAGGTCGGCAATCTGAACCCCCCGAACCACTACCGCTGTCGCTCGGTGCTGATCCCGGTCGTGACCAGGGAGAAGTTCGAGCTGAGCAAGACCCTGCCGTCGGCGCGAGTGCCGGCGGGGTTCAACGTCTAGGAGGGCGTCGTGGATCTGACGCTGAACACCACCTGCTTCGACTTCGCGGCCATGCTCGCCCTGAAGGGCAACATCGGCTGGGGCGATATGCCGCCGATGGACGACTACTTCCGCAGGCAGATCCTGGGCGAGGGCGAAGACCTGGAGGCCTGGAGCCGGTGCCACCTGGCCGCCGGAGGGGAGGGCGCCGACCCTGGCGTCGATTCCTTCGCCATGCCCATCGCCTTCCGCGAGGGCGAGCAGTTCATGCTGAGCCTCGGCGGGCTGGCCCGCGCCCGCCACCAAGCGGGGCTGGTCGGCTCCCAGGCGATCTTCGACGCGGCCGACTACCTGCTGAGCCTCGCCGCCGGCCAGCAGCACTGCTTCGAGCAGGAGGCCGGCGCGCTGACCTTCTCGGCCGAGGACGACGGCTGGTGGGTCGAGATCTTCAAGGCCGGCACCTGGACCGCCTCCAACGGTTTCACCCGCACCTACACCCGCGAGGACCTCGCCGCGGCCGTCGAGTCGTTCGACGCCCTGGGCGAGATCCTCAGCGTTCCCCTGCGGATCGGTGACCACGCTCCCGATCCCGATGCGGACACGAAGATGGCCTATGGCCTCGTGTCCAAGCTGAAGGTCGAGGACGACGTCCTGCTGGCCTTCTTCAGCCACGTTCCCGACGACGTGAAGGACGCGATCCGCGACCTGCGGTACCTCGCCGTCAGCGCCGGGCTCTGGTTCGACTGGAAGTACGACGGGCAGACCTATCCGATCGTGCTGAACCACGTGGCGCTCCTGGGAGCCCTGCAGCCTGCTGTGAAGGGGCTCGCCCGGCCCGATGCCCACATGGGCGACGGCGAAGTCCAGGTCTACACGTTCACCGCTTCCACCAAGGGAGATGAGATGGAGCTCAAGGAAGCCCTGGAGAAGATCGCGACCCTCGAGGCCGACCTCTCCACCAAGAACACCGAGCTGGAGGCCGTCACGAAGGATCGCGACGAGCTGAAGGCGACGGTGGCCGACCACCAGGAGAAGGCCCTGGAGGCGAAGGTGCGCGCCGTCGTCGACAAGGCCCACAGCGAGCAGCGCCTGCGCAAGGACGACATGGAGGGCGCCTTCACCGTCGGCATGACGCTGGCGAAGGCTGCCGACTTCTCCGAGGGCGGCGACCACTCCGCGTTCGACGCCTGGGAGAGGGGCGTCGTCGGCGCGGAGAAGATCGTCGATCTCAGTCGGAAGGCCGCCAGCGGCGGCGGGGACGAGCGCAGGGTCGGCAACTTCGCGGACGACATGGAGTCGGCCCGCCAGGACCTGAAGAAGCTCAGCGAGGGCTAGCCCCTTCAATCATCCAGGGAGGGATGACCATGACTGTCGAACGCAAGTCGTTCAACGACACCAGCTGCATCATCGAGAAGACTCTCGCGGTGCAGATGACCATCGACGCGTCCGCTGTCGATGTCGGGAACATCGACCAGACGCACATCCTGCGGAAGAACCTGATTCTCGGCAAGATCACGGCCAGCGGGAAGCTGGTGGCCTACGACGAGACCGGCACCGACGACGGCCGTCGCACCGCCTACGCGATTCTCGTCAACGAGACCGACCTGAAGAACGGCAATCCCCTGGCGACGGCCACCGACCATGAGGCCCAAGCCCTGATCATTGGCATCGCCGATCCCAGCCTCTGCCACGGCTACGACGCCGCGGCCAAGGTGGACCTCGAGGGCGCCAACCGGATCTTCTTCCGCTCCTAGCGAGCACGACCGCTGGCATGGAGGCCGGCAGGAGGTAGTGAGATGCCTGACAAGCTGTTCCAAAGCGGGTACCTGACGGGGATCGTCAGGGAATTCAAGCCCGACGCGACCATGCGGGCCGCGGCGCTCTTCCCGAGCATCAGGGTCCCGGCTGACTTCTACATGTTCGACACCGTTTCCGGTACCCGCGTGATCTCGGACTTCAGGGATCCCCGGGCCCAGGCGGGGGTCCAGAAGCTGACCGATCGCGCCCGGACCAAGGTCCTGATGGCCCACATGCGCGACAAGAAGTACCTGGACGACATCACCTCGGTCACCATCGACGGCGTCGGCTCCGTGACGCCCGAGGACAAGCTGGCGGCCGTCAAGCGCGAGCTCGAGGACCTCGACGGGATCGTCGAGCGGACTATCGAGCACATGCGCTGGCGCGTGCTGCTGACCGGTCAGTTCCAGCAGTCCTCGCCTGTCGTGCTGGACTACGACTTCGGGCTCGACAACAAGTCGACCCTGGCCGGCGCCGCGGCATGGACCGAGGCCAACCTCGCGACGATGACACCTCTCGAGGACATCGCCGGGTGGATCGAGTCGGTCCGTATCTCCAGCGGCGAGGAGCCGGAGGAGATCTGGATGTCGACGGCGACGCTCCGGCTGGTCATGCGGTCCAACAGCGTCCAGCTGGTGCTCGACGACGAGACCAAGCGGGAGTACCGCCGGACCGCCAAGATCGCTGAGCTCGGCGGCCTGAAGGTCGTGCTGTACGACGGCGGGTACCTCGACGCGAGCGACACTTTCCAGCGCTACATGTCGAGTGACGGCTCTGACGGCGACATGGTGGTCGTCAAGGCCGCCGGCCCGGTCGGAAAGACCGCCTACGGCCTGGCCAAGGACTCGGATGCGCCCGCGGGCTTCTACGGGAAGTTCGTCAAGAGCGAGACCGAGTTCGATCCGTCCACCCGTCAGATCCTGGAGTGCTGCTCCGTGATCGTCGGCCTGGAGAAGCGCAACAACCTGTGGGTCGCCCAGGTCCGCTAGTGCCAACAGGGGGCGGGCCTTCGGGCCTGCCCCCATAGAAAGGAGCCCGAAATGGCAGAGAAGAAGTTCCTGGAGCTCACAGCCAACGTCCATCTTGTCCCGGGCGGCAGGATGCTCAAGAAGGGGTACCGCGGTGAATTCGATGCCGACGCGGCAGGCGATCTGCTGTCCAAGAAGCTGGCCGTCCTGGCGGTGCCCGACGAGGCCGCGATGGTGGACTCGGACCAGGGTGCCGAGCTGACGGCCCCCGAGGAGGACGCGGCCAACCCCGCCGGCGACACCACCACGGCCCCCGCCGGCCTCCCCGAGCCCTCGAAGGACAAGGTCCTGGTCGTCATCCCCAACGCCGCCGACCGCAAGGGCCTGAAGTGCCTCGATCCCTCGGTGGGTCTGTGCGAGACCACGCCCAAGACCGCTCAGAAGAAGATCAACGACGGCGTCGGCATCGCGCCGGAGAACGCTGGCATGGTGGCGGAGTAGGGCATGGCCTACTGCGTGGCCGACGCCGTGAAGCGGTATGCGCCGCCCCTGGTCGACAAGCTGACCGGGGAGCTGTCTGCGTCCGTCGACGTCGCCGGCCACATCGCCGCCGCCGACGGGATCATCGACTCGCGGCTGCGCAGCCTGTTCGAGGTCCCGTTCGCCGCCCCCGACCGTCTGATCGTCGAGGTGAGCGCGAAGTTGGCGGCAGCCGCCGCGCTCAAGGCCCACTACTCCGGGCTGCAGTCCGGCGAGCCGTCGCAGTACGCCACGAGCCTGGAGAAGGAGGGCCTGGACACCATCGCCCAGATCATCAGCAACCCCTCGCTGATCTCCCAGGAGAAGAGGACGTCGACCCCCGACGGCGGGGAGAAGTCGACGCTCACGCTCAACCAGGGACGGCCGGGGGCCTTCACGATGGGCGAGCCGGAGGAGTGGCTGTGATCCGGGCATCGGTCGACGACGGCGGTGTGAACCGCCTGCTCACGAAGATCGCCTCGTCCGGCGGGAAGCCGCCGCTGCGCCGGATCGGCACGATCATGGTGCGCTCGGTGCTGCGGAACTTCGCCGAGGGCGGGAGGCCGGAGAAATGGGCGCCACTCGCCGAGTCGACCCGGAAGAAGCGCGGGGAGAGTGCCCGGCCCCTGATGGACCAGGGCCACCTGCGCAACGCCAACGTCGTGGAGATCGTGGGCAGCGACAACGTGCGCGTCGTCAACAAGCTCGACTACGCGCCCTACCAGCACTTCGGCACGAAGGGCGACGGTGGCTCCAGCGCTGGCCTCGCGCTCGCCCAGGGCCGCGGCAAGGGCATCCCCGCCCGCCCGTTCATGGTGCTGCAGGACGACGACGTGCGCGAGATCCGCGGCGAGCTCGCCAAGCACCTCGAGAGGGGGCGCTGACATGGCCCGCGTCACCAAGTCCCTCGACGTCCTGGCCCTGATCAGGGCCGCTCTGGTCGGCCACGCCTGGCCGGCGGGCGTCCTGCGCCCTGCCGAGGTCATCCTCGGCCAGTCCGGGTTCACCCCGCACCTGCCGTCGGTGGGCATCGTCGAGGTTCAGAACGATGAGCCCGCCCAGAACACGGGCGCCGCGATTCGCGACCAGCGCATCGAGATCATCGTCACCAACGACGTGCAGCCCGAGGATCCTGAGCAGGGCTACACCCGCCTGCTGGATCTGGTCCTGGAGATCGAGGACGTGCTGCGGGCCCTGGATCTCTCGTCCATCCCCGTGGGTCTCGATGAGTACCGGGGCCGCCGCTACGGGGGCTGGGTCGGCCCCCAGGGCAACTACATGGAGTCGTTCACTCTCACGCTGGAGGTCCGGTTCGATGAGCCGTTCGTCGGATAGTGGAGGCTCGTGCCTCCTTGAGTACGTGGGCAGCACCGCTCGCGTCTACAGCTTTGGCGGCGTGTCGAAGGGCACGCAGCGTCAGTGCTCGGGCGTGGAGCTGGAGATGCTGTCGAAGGAGATGGATGAGCGCGGGAAGCCTCTGTGGAAGCCCGTGAAGCCCCGGAGCAAGAAGAAGGAGGGCGGCGATGTCGCGTAAGTACAAGGGAGCTATCGGATTCGCCCTCACCAGCAGCCCCACCGAAGAGGTGGCCTCTCCCGCCATCTACTTCCGCGTGGAGGACGGGGACATTCAGCTCGAGCCGGTGAATGCCGACCAGCCTTTCGCGTACACGCGCGATCCGCTGAAGCCCGACGACCACGGGTTCGACGCCAAGTTCTCGTTCTCTGGCGGCTTGGTCTCCATGCGCGATCTGGGCTATCTGCTCTACATGTTCCTGGGCGGGGAGTCGTTTGACGCCCCAAGCTCGACCCACATCCTGTCCAGGGGTGACGCGCCTTACTTCCAGACCTTCCTCGACCGAACCCTGGACGTGGGCAGCGGGGCCACCGTCGACACCGGCATCGGATGCAAGCTCGGCAACCTCGACATCAAGTTCGTGAGCAAGGACTGGGCGAAGGTGTCCGGTGATGGTCTCGTGTGTTCGCCGGGCACGCCGCGCTCCCCCTGGAGCCGCTCCATCGGTACCGACGCCAACCTGCGGCCCCTCTCCTGGAAGACCATGATGGCGGCGGCCGGCGGCCACGTTCGGCTCGCGATCGACGCATCGACCAGCGAGGGCGATGAGGACACCTCGATTCGCAGCCTGGATCTCTCCCTGAGCCAGGACCTGGAAGCCGTGTACGACCTCGGCGGCTCACAGGCTGGCGCGATCAACGAGGGCCAGATTTCGATCAGCTACGAGCTGTCCAGGGCCTTTGCTGGCGCCAGGGCCATGAACGAGCGGAGCGCCTGGCTCAACCGGAGTCGGTT